CGCATCGCTCAATGGGCACGTGATGTCCGTGGTGGTGCAGGTGAACGTCAACTGTTCCGTGATATTCTAGTTCATCTAGAAAAGCGTGACCCAGACGCCGCTTTGGCTCTTCTAAAGAAGATTCCAGAAGTAGGTCGTTGGGATGACATCTTTGTCTTCACCAACCCTGTTCTGAAGTCAGCCGCTTATACCATGTTGGGCGATGCCCTTCGTGCTAATAACGGTCTGGCTGCAAAGTGGACCCCCCGTAAGGGTCAAATTGCCGCTGAGATTCGTGCCTTCTTTGGCATGACTCCGAAGCAATATCGTAAGAGCCTTGTTGCTCTTACCAAGGTGGTTGAAACCCAGATGTGTGCTAACGACTGGGATAACATCAACTTTAGCCATGTTCCTTCTGTGGCTGCTCGCAACTACAAGAAGGCATTCAACCGTCACACTCCTCTGTTCGCAGAGTATGTGGCCAAGTTGGTGGCAGGGGATAAGACTGTCAAGGTTAACGCCAGCGCAATCTTCCCACATGATGTCCTAAAGGGCATCGCACACAGCTACACTAAGCTGAACAAGACAGAAACCGACCATGTGATTGCACAATGGGACGCTCTGCCTAACTATGTAGGTGACGCAAGTATCCTACCTCTAGTTGACGTTTCTGGTTCGATGACAACATCTGTTCCAGGTTCAACTGTTCGCTGTTTAGATGTAGCAGTCGGTCTAGGCTTGTATCTTGCAGATAAGAACAAGGGTGTGTTCAAGGACACATTCTTGACTTTCTCAAGCAAGCCACAACTGGTTACTCTAAAGGGTAACATTGTTGCAAAGGTTGACCAAATGTCAAGTAGCAACTGGGAAATGAGCACTAACTTGCATGCCGCTATGGACAAGATCCTAAGCGTTGCAGTTAAGGGTTCAGTACCGGCTAGTGACATGCCAAAGATGTTACTCATCTTGAGTGACATGCAGTTTAACCAATGTGCTCGTTTCGACGACTCAGCAATGCAAATGATTGAACGAAAGTTCGCAGATGCAGGTTACACTGTTCCGCAAATTGTTTTCTGGAACCTAAACAGTTCTGGCAACGTGCCTGTAAAGGCAGACAAGAGTGGCGCGGCACTAGTAAGTGGTTTTAGTCCAAGCATCATGACAGCTCTGTTGTCAGCGGATATGGACCAATTCACTCCAGAAGGTATCATGATGAAGACTGTAATGGTTCCTCGTTATGACCTTAACTAAAAAGTATTAACTTTTGAAATAGCACCTTCGGGTGCTATTTTTTTAGGTTGACTAAACCAAATTTTGGCGCTATACTGTAGTTACAGTAATAGAAAGGAGCCAAAGATGTCCGAAGTCAAACTAAACAGCCTGTACAAAGTCACAATGACAGAGTATGAAAGAGGTTACGGTCAACGGGATATGGGTACTAAGTTCTTTGATAATGAAGAAGAAGCCAAAAAGTTCTGTGAAGAATACTTCTCCGGTGATCCGGATTGCTACTACAGAGCAGACTACAGAAAAGTAAACTAAACTGTTGTTAAAATACAACACTCGATCCTGCCAGCTTAGGTTGACAGGATTTTCTTTTGAGCGTATAATATACACATGTACAAAGTAATAAACAAAGAAATAGAAACAGAATTTCCTAGCTTAGATGCGGCAATGGCCTATGCTAAGACTTTAGATGCTTTTGTTAGTATCACAGGAAGCGAATTTGAAATCGTAGGTAAGTTTGGCGTTGATGAAGTAGCTGATCCAAACTACGACGGATGGATATCTAGAAAACAAGGAGTGTAAAATGCCGTGGATTGAAAATGTAAGTTTGGGAGATATCCCAAAAGGTCGGCATCACCTTGCTGGCGAAAACAGTATGCTGATTCAGATTGTGGATCCCGGCATGGAGTTTCCTCACCCTATGCACAAGTTCAAAGAGACACATCGATTTCAGTTTCTGGACCTTGAGGTAGGTGATGCATTTGGTGAAGAATTTAAAGTCACCGATGCTCAGGCGGACCTACTTGTCAGACTATTACAACATGCATTGGACAAAAGAATGAATGTAGTTGTTCACTGTGTTGCAGGAGTGTGCCGATCGGGTGCGGTCTGTGAAGTCGGTGTCATGATGGGTTTTGATGACTGTGAAGTTTTTCGTAGCCCTAACTTAATGGTCAAGCATAAGATGATGAAAGTTTTAGGTTGGACTTATGATGAAAACGAAGCGCACACTATTAATGGCGTAATTTTAGATTCTGGGCTTATTGTGCCTAAGAACTACGAAGGTGATATTTAAAGAAAGGAGGGCAAGATGCCTAGTGTATTTTTAGTTAGCGACACGCATTTCGGACATACCGGCGTCTGTCGCTTCACACGTAACGATGGTGTTACAAAGTTACGCCCATGGGATAGTCCTGAAGAAATGGACGAAGCTATGATCAAGGCGTGGAACGAGCGAGTTAAACCCACTGACAAGGTCTACCACTTGGGCGATGTTGTCATCAACCGTAAGGCCATGTCAACGTTAGCTCGTTTAAACGGCGACAAGGTTTTAATCCGCGGCAACCACGACATCTTCCGTGACGACGAGTACAGACAGTACTTTAGAGAATTACGTGCATACCATGTTATGAACGGAATGATCTTAAGTCACATTCCTGTACATAGTGATAGCTTAGGACGTTTTGGAGTTAACATTCACGGACACTTACACGCAAACCGCGTTAAGAAGGCCCGTGGTGTTGATGCCCGCACAGGAGAGATCTTGTACAGTGACGAGAACGATGTTCGTTACCATTGTGTCTGCGTAGAGCAAACACCTGACTTTGCTCCTATATTGTTTGAAGACGTGATCAAGCGTATAGAAGCAGAAGGCGGGTCAGTTGGCTTTAAGAACGGCAACGGCCCAACAATGTAACATAGGGGAGTTGGTATGAAGATTGAAATGTATTTTAAAAATTTACTAATTAGTTTATTTGCCGTTGTATTGTTGACTCCTATGTTTACGCATAGTAGTCAACTTTACGATCATTCGATTAATGATACAGTTTTTGAAAGAAGCAATTTTTATTATAAAAATCGAGCAGGTGATTATAATTTCTTCTTAGAAGAGGTACCAACCGACCGTAAAATATTTGTACATCTTCACGGGTGTGGGGGAATTTATTTTGGGGATTATGTCGTACAGGAAGAATATCTTAAAATTGACGGTGCTGTTATTTTTATAAATTTTTTAAAGAGGCCGGGGGTTGATGTTAGTTGTCCAGGATTTTCAGCATACAGTAATACTTCTGAAGTAAGCAACTCTCGTAGAATAGATATTCGAAGAAAAGAAGCCGAAGTTTTAGTAAAAAATCTACAATCTAAAGGATATTCTAACATTTATATTTCCGGGCACTCAGAAGGCGGTAGAGTTGCATCCACATGGACTCTACCAGTTAGCGGAGTTATTATTCACGGAATGGACTGTAAACTCGGTTTTTGGAATATCCAAAGAAATCAAAAAACCTTAGTTATGTTCAATTGGAATGATAGATGGCTTGTAGCTCAGAGAGGCGTAGCTGGCTGTCGAAATTTCTTTAATAAAGACTGGGTTACAGAATCAACAACTAACGACGATACCTCTCATATTCCTTTTCAAAACACAATCCATATAAAAGCGTTTAAAGAGTGGGTTTTAAATTAAATAGGAAAATATAATGCCAAAATGTTATCAGTTAATCGGAGTCCCAGCAAGCGGTAAATCTACCTGGGTCGCTAATCAAGATTGGACTATACCCTGTGCTGTAGTAAGTACAGACAAGTGGGTTGAAATTTATGCTAAGGAAGTAGGTAAGACCTATTCAGAAGTGTTTGCAGATTTTATGCCTACTGCTGTAGAACTTATGGCCAAAGAAGTTGTTGCGGCACGTGAAATGAATCGAGATATTATTTGGGATCAGACGAGCACAACTGTTAAAAGTCGTACTCGTAAGTTTAAGATGTTGCCGGACTATGAGCATATTGCTGTAGTGTTTAAGACACCTGAGCATAAAGAACTCATGCGTCGATTGATGAGCCGTCCGGGTAAAGAGATTCCAGATCATGTTATTGCCAGCATGATTGCCAGTTGGGAAGATCCTACAGAAGAAGAAGGCTTCAAGGAAATTTGGTATGCTAGCTAACATAACAAAAAAAGGCGGTAAAGTTTTAGATTGGTTTTCAGCTGATGACGAACAAACTTATAACAAAATCTTACCTTCGATGCCCGATGATTGGAGATATAGAAACGAATCAGTTAGTTACAAATTAAATTCACAAGGGTATCGAACTAAAGAGTGGCACGAAATTGACTGGCCTTCATCTACGATTGTTATCGGTTGTAGTTATGTTTTTGGGCTAGGTATAAATGAACATGAAACTCTATGTTCTTTGTTAGGAGATAGTTTTGTAAATTTAGGAGTTTCAGGATCTAGTAATCACTTGATGTTTTATAATTCTATGCGTCTTATTGAGCAAGGAATAAAACCAAAATCAGTAATATTGATGTTTTCTGATCCGTCTAGATATACGCACTTTAACATAAAAAATAATTATGTTGTACCTCTTGGACACTGGTCTATTAAAGAAAAAGAGCACACAGCATATTACAGATATTATTCCGAGAATATGAACTGTAATGTTCATGGTACTATGATGGCTGTGGCCACTGAGGCTATTTGGAAAAATTACAAGGTACCGACTTTAGCTTATTCGGCTTATTCTAGCGCATTAAAAGATAAATTTAAATTGCTACCTGATCAAATCGATTTTTCTAGAGAGTTAAATCATCCAGGAACTTTAACGAATAAAATTTGGGCTGAATTTATAGGAAGAGATTTATCCTCGATAAACCCAACCGTTGACAATTCCTAATTCTTTTTGGAGCCAATCTTCAAACGTGCCATCAACTCTTAAGGTGTACTTATAACCTGGCTCAGGATCAACTCCGTGATAATCTCTGTTATTAAAGCAATATGCCGTGGCCCCTTTTTCTAGATAAACTTTTTTATTTTGTATATCATCCCATACAAAACTTGGACGCCAACCTTGACCTAAATATAAGTTTATCATATGATCCTTATGGGGAGTAATATGATAATCTCTATGAGCAGTTATTCCGGTGTTAGGAAATGTACTGAATATTAATACTCTACCTATTTCTTTAAAAGGTAAAGATTCAATATACTCTATAATTTTTGGAAAGTGCTGTACAGCTTCGTCAGTCCAATATGCTCCCTTTGCATTTGTTTTTTGTCCAAAACCTTGCCTTCTAAGATAATAGGTATGATACCATGCAATATCTGCACCCATTGCATAATACATGTACCTATAAATTGCAGGATGATCGACATAGTAGGGTTTTGCTTCATGGTCGCTAGCTAACTGTTCTATCATCTTTCGATGAACTCCAGTGGGATCATTTTTATCTAATTCCCAAAGAATTTCTGTAAAACTACGCTTACCTTTTTCTCGTTCGCTTATGTGAACTGAACCGGGATAGGTAGCTACTTTTTGCTCTTTTGCAAGCGCCATTCCTCTACAAATTTCTAAGTGCAATTCCTCATTTCTAGAAGTGTCAATATAAGGATCCATATTAACAATAGGAGCGTGTTCCTTGCCAACTCCGCATAACGGACTAGGTTCATATTTAAAATGTGGAAAATTTATTTTTCCAGCCTTGGCCATTAACGGTATTTTAGACATTACAGTTCCATTAACTTTTTAAAATATTCTTCTTTCTTTAAGATACTTCGATGGTCAAGGTCTAAAGTTAACTGTTTACGACTTAAGGTATCGTCCTTTATAGCGTTAAACACATCTTCAATAGTGTAACCTATATTAATTATTCGGCCCATCCAAGTAGCTGCTGAAAATTTAACTTTTTTCTGTAAACGTGGATCTCTGTATAATTCAGCAACAAGGGCACAAGCCTCTGTAAAATTCATTTGCTGTCCCTGCCATGGTTCATTTTTTATCAAAGTGTACCCATACTTTTTTGGATCCTTGTCAATTAGACTAGTTGATCGACCATCTTCAGAACCACGGATAAACAGCGGAAGAAATCCAAACATGTCTAACGTACATTCATCGCTAACAAGATAATCTAATGTATTCAAAACACTATTTCTATCTTCTCCTGGTAGTCCTACAATAAATTGACTACTAGTCACTACTTTTCCTTGCCATGTTTCAGCACAGTGAGCTAGAGCTTCTTTAACCCTAGTGCCGCCTAGACCCTTGCCAATTTTTTTACCAGCAGATTCATTCATAGTTTCAATACCAAATGCAATACTGACTGCACCGCTTTCTAAAAGCATGTCCCTCATCTCAGGGAATCGCCATATTAAATCCAGTCTTGCATAACTAGTGTAAGTTATTTTAAACGGCAATGACATTATTACGTCATATATCATTTGCATTTTAGGCATGCTTTCATTAACCAGTTCGTCGCTGAACATATAGTGCGTTGTACCGTATAGCTCATAGTTACGAATCATTTCGTTACGCAGTACTTCAGCATCTTTTTGCCAGTCTCCAATTTTCTTACCTATTAAGTCAAAATGACAATAGGCACATTTAAACACACAGCCTCTGGCTATTTCAATTGGTATGCACTCGCCTGGTATAATTACATCCTGCGGTTGATATACAATAGAGCTCTTTGCAAATTGATCTTGGCTATAAAAATATTCTTCGCTGCTTCCATCTATAACAATACAAGGAGATGTTTTTACTGCGGGTAAATTTGTTCCGTAAAGCAAATGTTCCAGTAATTTTATGATAGCAATGTCACCTTTGTTAACTACTACATATTCAATGTCAGGCCAGTAAGCATTTAAGTTGATACGAGCACCACCGACCACTGCTTTAATTTTTGGATTTTTTCTTTTTGCATATTGTAAAATGCTAGCTACTTCTTCATCGGGTCTACCAAAGTTATAAACTTTCGACATCGGATTGCCGTAGGCTCCGACACGTTTTTCCATCAGTGTGCAACTAAACCCAATTAGTACCGTTTCACTTGTTACAAATTTGTCTATAATTTTTTCTAATTGATTATAGGTATAGTAGCTAAACAAGTCAACTACTTGACAGGTATATCCTGCAGCTCTAACCTCTGTTGCAATTTTATAGGTGCCCGCATACTTTCCGTACCCTACTGTATCAGCAACATCTGTAAATAAAATCACTTGCATTTTATAGAATCCCAATCAAAATTAAAAGTGGAATCTAATGTTTCATAGATAACCCATTGTTTAGTATACTGTATTATTACAGGAAACTCAACCTCATTAAAATTATCATAAAATAAATGATAAGGTTGTCTAGGCAATCTCTCTTCCCCTAGTCTTGTTCGTTTCCATGTACTAATTAAATTTTTATTATAGTCATTAAATGTTATTCCAACGGCTCTAGCATTGCGGTCCTTTGCCCATTGTTTGTGGGCAGGTAATAATATCTCTCTCGGTAATGATCTATTTCTATGATCTCTGTGCATCCATGTTCGACAACCAGCTAATGCAAAAGTAGGATCAAACCCGCTAAGATAAATTCCGCCACATCCTATTATTTCTGAAAAATGCATGAGTATAAAAAATTCGCCGTTTGGTTTAGAATACCTGTTGCCGTTGATCAATATATAAGGTAATGTATGCGGCTGATTCTGCCAATCATCTGCCCACATATTAACCGCAGCAGGATCGTCTTGTAAAGATGCTTCTTTACAAAATTTAAAAAACTGATCTTCTACATCTTTGTTAAATGTTACTAGCTGGTAATCAGTCATTCATACTCTACTAGATAATCGGAATACTTAGAAAAACTACGTTGAATTAGTTCGTCCGAAGTTAGAATAGGCATACTGTAAAGCTGTAATAAAATTTTTGGATGTTTAGGATCGTAGTCAGTACCGTGCCAGGTTAAATTGTCGTGATAGGCAAACCAGTTAGTATCTTCGGACATACGTAAATATTTTCTTGGACCAGTTCGATCATTAGGCTTAGTAAAATACCATTGTTGTTCAGTACTAGGATGATGTAAAAATGCACGGATACTCCACCTATCAGCAGAATCATCACTGTGTGCAGGTATAGGCATTAAGCTTGAAATCACTCTTACTCTATATAAACTGTTTAAATTTAAATCAAATATTGTTTTAAACATTTTAGGGAATAACTTGTCTGCTTCAAATAACGGTGCTTTCCAAGCAGTTCCTTCAGGCCAAGCATCATAAAGATCTAACCCTTTCCAAACATTTGTCTCACCTACTTTAGCAGATGATCCGTTATGATTTGGATAAGTCTTAACTAGGTTTGTTGCATGGGTATTCCATATGTTCCAAAACAGATCCCAGTCATCTGGTTCTATTTTAGGAATATCTAAAGGGGTAGAAATTATCATATAAATATCGGAGTATGAAATATTTATCAGCCTCATCATTGACTGTAGGAATTATTAACATAGTGGTTACATTAGGTGCCATCTTAGGATTCTTTTATTTTGAATTTTCAGCCGTAGAGATTGCAACAACTATTTTCTTTTATTTTATGTACAGCGCAGTAGGTCTAGGAATGATGTATCATCGTTTTTGGACGCACCGAAGTTTTGAGTTTAAACATCAATCAGTTAAATGGCTGCTTACATTGTTCGGAGTTCTTACCGGCAGGGGTAGCATTATTGGATGGGTGCATGTTCATAGAGAACATCATGCGTTTAGTGATACTGAACGTGATCCACACATTTCTAATATGAGTTTACTTAAAATATTTGTGCCTATGTTTAGTAATCACGGAGAAACTATTAATAAAAGATTAATCAAAGATCTATTGACCAAAGAACATCTAGACATAAACAAATACTATGTACTAATTATTGCAACCTGGGTAATAACATTAATGATGATCAATCCATGGTTAGCATACTTTATTTGGTTCTTGCCCGTGTTCATTACAAATCTAGTATGGAATAGTTTTATCTACTACGGACACAGTTCTAAAATTGGATATCAAAATTATACTGAGACCAACGACCATAGCACAAACAGTTGGATATATGCCTTGCTAATATTAGGAGAGGGTTGGCATAATAACCATCACAAGTATGCTAACAAACAAACTACAAAAATAAAACCTTGGGAAGTTGATCCTCTTTACTGGCTTATTAGATTAGTTAAACATGATTAAACATTTAACAAAAGATGATATACCTTACTGTCTTTCCGTAATATCCGCAGAACATAAAATAAGCGGAACTACACCATTAGATAGCAATAGACAAATAAATTATCTAGATTATTGTATCGACAATCCTACAAAATACAGTGTATTAGGTTACTTTGAAAACGATCAATTAATCAGTTGGATAAACATAGGCTTTTACGAAGGACCCACATACGGAAAATTTTGGGTATTGTTAAATTTATTTTCTACTAAAAAACGTGGGTATTTTAGTTTTAAGAATGCTGAGATTAGTGAGCTTATTGCAACTGCATTTAATGTAGCAGAGTCTAAGGGCGTGTATCGATACTTTTATTGTGTGTCTGAAAAAATTTCTAAAGTGTACGAAGCTCAGTGGGCAAAGAAGAATCCGTTAAACTATCACGGTGTGTATGAATTAGAAGACATTGCAGTTATACCTGCTAACACAATCCCTGATTCTAAAATGTTTTGGAAAATAATGGGTGAACAAATGCGTCCGCATGCCATGTATATTAAATCAAGAATTAGGAAGTAATAAATATAGGTATGAAAGAATTCTTTACTTCTAGTACACTTGGCGCACAAATATTCATGATAGTTTCGCTATCGGGAACTATTGCTGCAACCGCGTTTTACGGCATCTCGTTAGAAGCTATTGTGACACTGTTAGTGTGCTATTTTTTGTATGGATGTTTAGGAATAGTTGTTACATATCATAGATGCCTAACACACAACAGTTACAAAACATATCCCTTACTAACTAAAATATTATCAGTAATAGGCTGTTTTGCAGGTACAGGAAGCCCTATGGCTTGGGTTGCAATACATATTAATCACCATCTAAAAAGTGACAAGCCGGAAGATCCACACAGTCCGTTACATAAAGGTGTTAAAATTTTTACATTAGATTATGTTAATGAAGTTAGTGCTGATACTAAATGGCGTATGCGTGAACTAGTCACTGATAAATTTCAACAGTTTTTGCACGTTATGGGCTATACCTAGTTGGGGAGAAGCTTGGCATAACAATCATCATAGATTTCCTAAGAATAGTTATTTTGGACAAAAGTGGTGGGAAGTTGATATCTCGGGACTAATTATTAAACTTATACAAAAATAAAAATGTTCCTTGCACACACAAAATCAGTTGCAGGTAATACATTCTCAGTCCTACCTCAATACAATAAATTCGTACTAGCCAATCATAGCAAACTAGAATTAGTGTCTAATGTATGCCCGCATCAAAAAAGTATTATTTCTATAGGATCAGGATCAGGTAATAGAGTTTGTCCATATCACAACTGGACGTTTACACTAGACGGACAGCCAGTTACTAGTGGAAGGACTGAGCATTATTGTAAAAATCAAACTGCTCTACAAACACAACCAGTGCATATATGGAATAGTCTTGTGTTTTCACAGCCTGTAGATTTTAAAATACCTATAGATTTTTCTAATTTAGAACTTGTAGAATGCCGAGTTGATCTTGTTAAATCTAACTACATTAACATCATGGATTTGTTTCTAGATGTTGATCATATTCCTACGGTGCATCAAGGAGTTTATGACCAAATTGGGATTACTGATTTCTCAAATATAAAATGGGAATTTTATACAAATGGTAGTACACAATTTGTCTACGACGAACACGGACTAGCTGCTGCTTGGATAGCAGTCTATCCATACACTATGATAGAATGGCAAAGAGGATCATTGTTTGTAACTGTTGCTGAAAATCAAAATACAGATCAATCTAATGTTCATGTTTTCAAATATACCGACAACAGTGAGCATTGGCCTTTAAATAATACTGTCTGGGAAACAGCCTGGAAACAGGACCGAGATCAGGCAGAACTTATAAGTGAAATAAATTTTGAAAATTTAGAGTATCAAAAAAGACATTACAGAAATTATTTAAAAGAAAATGGAATTACTTAAAGACAACTATCTTAGAGGATTTGGAAGTGGTGACACTTGGCATGTTGAAATTGATCCACCAAAAAGAAAAGTTGGGACATATTTTCAAGAAACACTGTTAACCGCAGAATATATAAATGCCACTCGTACTGGCGAAATACAAGTTCTATATAGTGGTGGACTAGATAGCGAATATGTAGCACGTATTCTTTTGCATCTTGGAATTAAATTTACCCCTGTTATTATTCAACTTAAGAATGTAAAAGACAATACAATCTATAATGACCACGACACTGTTCATGCATTTAAATTTTGCGAAGATCATAACTTAAAACCTTTAATTTACGATTTAGATTTTGATAGATTTGTCAGCAGCGGACAATGGAGAGATATTGCCGAGTCTATAGAATGCTGTGCTGTTGCTATTCCTGCTACCATGTATGTGGCCAGCCAACTAGACGGATTTACAATATTAGGAAATGATCCACCTTATATAAAATATCAAGACGGCAAATGGTACCTACAAGAATTGCAGTATATTCATTCTATTTTAAGGTACTATAAAAAATATAAAGTAAATGGATGCCCGTTCTTTTTATCTTACAATCCCGAGATGATGTTATCTTTTTTATTAGAACCTAAAATACAAGAACTAGGTAAAAATCAAATTCTTGGAAAAAAAGGCAGTAACTCTACTAAGTCATATGTATTCAATAACGGGTCGGGATTTAATATGCCGATATATGACTTTGAAACAAAGACTAGAGTAAAATACACTGGATACGAAAAAATATATCAATCAAATATACTGCGAGATCCTAACATGAGAGACTGGCCAGAGTACAGACAAAAATGGAACGGTGAATATTTAGAACCGTATTCTGAGGTTGTAGCTAGACTATCTCAATTTCAATAGTAGTATCACCTTAAAATTTATCATATAAATATCCCACAATCGGTGTTTATATGTCATGCATTCTTTTAGATTACTAGATCCATTTAACCAAACAGATCAAAAACATTTTGAATCAATATTGGACCATTATTTAGAATTTGAAAATAATAGAAAAATAAAACTTTACGATTATCAATCTATTGTAAAGATGGTGGAATGGTTTAAGCTAGCATTTGATAAATTTTCTCAGAAAGATTTTGTTGTTTGCAGCAAATTTGAAAACGGTGAACTTGTAAAAATAATAATAGCCTACAAGTTAAAGATACGTATGCATGATAATTCGTATTTAATTTCTGATAATATTCTCCCATATTCTTATCTTTCTCTTGTTTACCATAAGCATAAGACTTGGGGGAGTCCAGAGGAAGATATGGGTATACTGTCGACTATGGCTTCGGAACATTTTGAAGCTCAAGGATTAACTAAAATGCTATTAACAGTTAGATTATCTAAAAAAATTCTAAGAGCTGTTGATATAGAAGATTTCTTGAACCAGGAATTTACAAAAACATTCCCTAATTCAGGCAAAAAATATCACTTAACTTTAGAAGCAGTATTTTTTAATCAAACCGATCTAGATAATTACAAAACATCTTTATTTAGATGTCTTGTTCCGTTAAATATATATAAGCCCGTTATGATCATAGGATGGAACCTGAAATCAAAATATGTGTTAAACAACTGGATAAAGAATAATGACACTGACTAGAACTACACAATTTAGAATACTGCATATATCTAATCATATAATTGCATGTGTAGCTATCATTATGGCTATTCAATCTGAACAATACTGGTGGTTTTTGTTAGGATTTTTTAGCTTTCTATATGCAGGAATTGTTGGTGTAAATGTTTCCTTACATAGATATTTTTCTCATAAGTCGTTTCGAACTTCACACATGAAAGAACGCATTTTGCTTTGGTCAACAATTTGGACTAGTTTAGGAAGTCCAGCTATGTGGTGCAGCATACACAGATTGCACCATTCAACTAGCGATACTGATCGAGATCCTCATAACCCGGATATCACAGGCAATCTAAAAACATGGTTTGGTATTTGGCAATTTGTACATATACCTAAGAGATTTATTACACCTTTTTTAAAAACAAATGAAATGAAATTTGTTCATTTTAATTATTTTTTAATAAGTTTTATTTTGATTGTTATTCTGTGCCTCATTGATATAAGATTAGCTGGATTTTTGTATGCAATACCTGCTGTTGGTTGTTTTCATGGGGCACAAGCTATTGGTGTGTTGCCACATCGATGGGGTTATAGAAGATATGAAATAAGCGATAAGAGTCATAACAATTGGTTAGCTAGTATTTTAGCGTTAGGCGAAGGTTGGCATAATAACCATCATGCTAATCCTGGACGTTGGTGGCAAGGGGAAAAATGGTGGGAGTTTGATCCTCCTGCATTTGTTATTAAACATTTCTTTATTGAGAAATAAAATGACTGTGTATTTAAAGTACTTGCTAAAAGTTAACATACCAGTTATAATATTAGCTATATGTTTGCCACTGTATTTTGGATTAGGTATAACCACCCTATATGGATTTTTAATCACTTACATTTTTTCTTATGTCATAGGATATAATTTTGTGCATAGATCCATATGCCACGGTCAATTTAAATTAAAAGAGCCATTTTATTTTATCATAGGGTATCTAAGTTTATTTGTTATGTTAAGTGATCCTTTAAATTATTCAAAAGGTCATAGATACCATCATAAACACAGTGATACCGATTTAGATTTGCACAGTCCTAAAACAGGAAAATTTAATAGTTTTATCGGATGGATGTGGTCAAAAGACACTCCGACTGTAAACATCATGATAGTAAAAGATTTATTAAAAAATAAAAGTTGTATGTTTTTAGCCACGCATCAATTCAAATTAATTTGGGGTACTTTATTTCTATCATCTTTAGTGTCTGTACAGTTTACAATTGGAATTCTTTTGTGTATGTGTTTAAGTTTTATTTTAGAAATGGCTAGTAATGCGTGGTTTCAGCACGATACTAACGGTGTAAAAAATAACATAACATATGCGTGGGCAACACTAGGATCTTACCATGTTGATCATCATAATATTCCTTCTAAAATAGAAAACAGGGACCCTGGTAAACTACTAATTGATTTTTTTAAATTTATAAAAATTGCAAATTGATGAAAATACCTAAATACGAACTTGTTATATTTTTATTCGTTGTACTGGCTATAGTAGGTTTTAGTTCAATGTACATTAACCAAGACTGGCTATGGTTAATCCCATTATGGTTTATGATTAGATTTAATCATTTATGTCTTAGTCTACATCATCGATTAATTAGTCATCGAAGTTTTACAGCAGCTAGTGAGTTTAAGAAAAACCTAATAATCTTTCTAAGCATATTCCAAGTAAATCATAGTCCTTTAAAGTTTGCTATAAGCCATAGGCATCATCATAAACATAGTGATCGAGAGTTAGATATACACGGACCAGTTCGCGGGCTATGGAATACAATGTTTTGGGAATTTGGATTAGAACAAAAATTCAAATCTCTGGATATGAAAATACAGCGAGATTTAATTAGAGATAAATTTCTAATAGCCTACGACAAACACTATTACAAAATATTATTTGCAGTCAGTGTACTAGTGTATCTAATAAGTGCTAAATTCTTTTGGTATGTGTTTGTTCCAGCGTCAATACTTTGGAAAGTAGAAGCAAACTTATTCGTCAATTGGTATTGTCATCGTTACCGTTACGGTTATGTAAATTATACATTAGAAACAGACACAGCAAAAAATAATAATTGGGCAGGATGGCTTACAATGGGCGAGGGCTGGCATAATAATCATCATGCAGAACCTAGTAATTATAACTTCGGCCATAGACCTCACGAGATCGATCTAACTGCGTGGCTGATAAAAAATTACTTTGGAGAAAAGGTGTGAATAGATATTTTTGGAGATATTGGTTACCACTGCACATTATTGCACTTGTAATGATGATCGGTGTTGCAGTAGGAGAACTAACTATTAACTGGTGGTTAGTCGCAATTGCATGGTTTTTAGTAGGACCAATCGGTAATGGAGTTGGTAGTCACAAGTTGTTTGCTCACAGACAATTTGAAACATGGCGTCCAGTTGAACTGTTGTTAGGATGGTTAAGTACTATAGGAGGGTTTGCGCCTATACACTTTTGGGTAGCTATACATCAGAAACATCATAAGATTAGCGACAATCCTGAAGATCCTAGTAGTCCATCACAGCACGGTTTTTTACAAAGCTTTTTAATATACCGATTAAAGGAAAGTACCAATCGAGTCATTAGCCTACAAAACTATTGTTCAAGAAAGGTATTTAAAGATCCTGCCTTAATGTGGCTCAGCAAACACTTTATTAAAATCAACTGGGCTGTATTTTTAATTCTCTTGTGTATAGACGTTAATCTATTATTGAGTTTGTATGTTATACCTGTATTGTTAGAACACACTAGAGAAAACACTGTAAGCAGTATTACGCACATGAATATTCCTTTTATAAATTATAGGAATTTTGACACCCCCGACACTAGTCAAAATAATATCCTAATAGGGTTTCTCACACTAGGGTTTGGCTGGCACAATAATCATCATCACAATCAACGAGAACTTATTAATACACACAGATGGTGGGAAGTTGATGTCGAAGGACAGATAGCAAAATTAATTTCAAAAAAGAAAAATGCAAATTAACGATATTTTATACACACCGTTAGATGTTGAAGAAAAACCCGAGTTTGATATTGAAAAACTCAAATCTTGGTTATCTAAAAATTATCAACCCTTATCTCAGTACAAAGACATGTTAGCAGGTAGCAGTTTTACTGCTGAAAAAATATTTGAAAATTATCCATGGAATCTAACAGTAGCATATTTTAAACTGTTTAATGAAAACGAACCTGGTTGGTTAGGAAATTTTGATCAAGAATTTCCAGAATTGTCTAGGCATTTGTATGAAAGTTTTAATTTATCAATTGATGACATTGGGCTTATAATATTTCTTCCTATTAAACATGGGCATACAGGTTTAGGATTTTGGCATAATGATCCAGAATGGTACGGACTAAGACATTATTTTGCATTTGATAATCCCGAAACAAATAAATTATTAATGAGAAGAACAAAGATAGATTATGTTGAGAGAAATAATTTTTCGTTGCCTATTGACGAGAAAGAATACTTACAAGATGAAATTATCGAATGTAAGTTACTATCTACAACACAAAGTTTCTTTTTGAATAATGTAAGATCTGTACATGCTACATATACTGCTGATCCAACTGGTACAAGAATTGCCACAATTGTTACAGGCAAATTTGGCAAAAGAAAAGAGATGCAGGAAAAAATAGAAAGTCTTATAGTTAAGTCTGCTGAAAAGTATAAAGACTACGCAGTGCTGTGGGATAATAAATGACCATAACGTTTTTAGATCAACAAGGACGTCTACCGTTTCCTAAAGTAACTCCTATACAGTTACCTGAAGTTGTTGAACTAGCAAAACAAAATTTCAAATACTACGAAGTCGATCAATTATTAAATGCGGATCAACTTGAAGATACGTTCAGAACATGGTATAGGCCGCTTGTTGACGTTGACCAATTCCCTTATATGTATTTTATGAATAACGGGATTACTCAGGCATTAGAATATATGTCTATTCATTTTAAGAACGTTGATATAAAAATGTTATTAGGTGATTACTTTTGGCTTAAAACTATAAAAAGTGCCAGCGAAGTTACTGCTCATACCGGATGTCAGATAAGCTATGATACCAACCCGAGCACTATAGACGGCGCTGTTCATTCGAACGTATGGCCTAGTGATGTACATATTTTAGATGGCGCATACATAGGAACTTGTTTAGATAAGATCCCTGTACCGCCTAATACAGAAATATTGTTACTGGGCTTTAGCAAAAACTTAGGGCTTCCTGAACTACGTTGCGGTCTTATCTTAAGTAAGAAACGTATTCAAACTTTAGA